GGGAGCGTTGAGGCTCCTCGGAGTGTTAGCCGAAGGCGAAACGCCCTCGTCAGAGACAGCGAATGACGCGCTATTTGCTCTGAATCAAATGATCGACAGTTGGAATACCGAACGACTGTCGGTGTTCTCAACGCAGGATCAAGTATTTAACTGGCCCGCAGGTGAGGAAAACCGCACGCTAGGGCCGACTGGCGACTTTGTGGGTTTACGTCCTGTATTGCTGGATGACGCGACTTATTTCCGCGATCCGCAGACCAACGTGTCTTACGGCATTAAATTTATCAATCAGCAACAGTATGACGGCATTGCGGTTAAGACCGTAACGTCAACTTATCCACAAGTCATGTTTACAAACATGACCTATCCGAATATTGAAATGGTCATTTATCCAGTCCCTTTAAGACTGTTAGAATGGCATTTCATTTCCGTAGAACGGCTGACGCAGCCAGCGACGCTGGCGACGGCGATCCTTTTCCCGCCAGGATACCTGCGCGCTTTCCGCTACAATCTGGCCTGCGAGTTGGCCCCTGAATTTGGTATCGAGCCATCGCCTACGGTCAGCCGCATCGCTATGTATAGCAAGCGCGATCTGAAGCGCATCAATAACCCTGACGACATCATGGCTCTGCCTTACAGCATCGTCGGCACACGCCAACGCTATAACATCTATGCGGGCAACTACTGATGAAGACGCCGATACTTGGCAGCTCATATGTAACTAGAAGCCCGAACGCGGCTGATAACCGCATGGTCAATCTCTTTCCAGAGGTCATACCAGAAGGCGGCAAAGAAGCCGCTTGGCTACAACGCGCGCCTGGGCTGCGCTATCTAGCGACGCTAGGTATTGGCCCTGTGCGCGGCTTATGGACGTTCAGTAGCGATACAATAGATCCTGCGCCTGAAGATCCTGCAAAGACTAATTACGGCTACGCCGTATCGGGCGATAAATTATACCGTATTGATTCTAATTGGGTTTCTACGGTAATAGGCACAATAACTATTACTTCGGGCTATAGCCAAGTCAACATGACAGATAATGGTCGGCAGATGTTCATTGCCGCCGGTAATCATGGATACATTTACAATAGCACCTATCAAGAACTCGCATTTAATACGACAAACGGCGTTACGACTGTATGGAATGGCGATGTAACTTATGTTTACCCAGGTCAGCCTGTGTCTGGCACAGGTATCCCTACAGGCGCAACAGTCTCTAGCGTAGTCTACGATACGACGACAACTACGTTTAATACAACTAACGCAAGCACGACTGTATCGGGGGGTAGCACGACTAATATTAATGTTGGTCAGCCTGTGTCCGGCACAGGTATTCCGGCAGGCGCGCGAGTCGCCAGCATTACGAATACAACGACATTTGTTCTGTCTGCCGCTGCGACCGCTACTAATACAGGTGTCACGCTAACATTTTCACCTTTCTTTATCCTATCGGCAGCGGCTACGGCGACTAATACGGGCACTACGCTAACCTTTACGCCTTTTTTAACTGAACTTACGACGCCTTTTGCGGGCGCTGTCGGTTGCGGATTTCTGGACGGTTGGTTTGTATTCAACCAGCCCAACAGTCAAATCTTTTGGGTTATGGATTCAACCGGCACAACAATTGACCCACTCTATTTTGCCAGCGCGGAAGGCTCACCCGACAATCTTGTTACGTTAATTGTTGACCACCGCGAAATCTGGTTGTTCGGCACCAACTCAGTCGAAGTCTGGTATGACGCCGGTCTGCCCGATTTTCCGTTAGCGCGTATTCAAGGCGCGTTTAACGAAATAGGCTGTCTTGCTGCTTACTCAGTCGCCAAACTTGACAACGGACTGTTTTGGTTAGGCACTGACCAACGCGGTAATGGTATCGTCTATCGTTCTAAAGGTTATTCAGGCGAGCGTGTATCGACCCATGCGGTCGAATGGCAGATCCAGCAATACGCTAATTTGTCTGACGCCGTTGGCTACACATACCAACAAGACGGGCATAGTTTTTACGTTCTTAACTTTCCAACCGCTAATACGACATGGGTTTACGACGTGGCGACTGGCGCATGGCATGAGCGCGGGGGTTGGGAAAACGACACATACACCCGCACACGCGGTTGTTGTCAAATGAACTATAGCAATGAAATTGTTATAGGCGATTATCGCACAGGCGAACTTTTTGCGTATGACTTGAATATTTATACAGAAGCAGGCTCCCGCCAAAAATGGTTACGGTCGTGGCGCGCATTACCTACTGGCCAGAATGATCTGAACCGCACGGCGCAACATAGTCTTCAGCTTGACTGTGAAACGGGCGTTGGCTTGTCTGGCTACAGCCAAGAGGAAGTCAATGACATTATTTATATTTATGATCGCGCGCATGATTATATTCTTGACCGCGCTGGGTCTGCTTTAAAAATCCGCGACTACGCGCAATATATCATTACGGTCGGCGCTAACCCACAAGTTATGCTTCGTTGGTCAGATGATGGCGGTCACACATGGTCGAATGAACACTGGAAGTCTATGGGTCAGATTGGTCAGACTGGCTACCGCACGATCTGGCGACGACTTGGCATGACGATGAAACTCCGCGATAGAGTCTACGAGATCTCCGGCACCGACCCCGTAAAGATCGCCATTATGGGGGCTGAGTTGCACGCGAGTCCGACCAATGCCTAATCTGGCTGATAATAACACACAGATCCCCGCCGCGCGCGTCAAGATGAATGACGATTCTACGGGGTTTGTTAATCGGCCTTGGTATCGTTGGTTCTTTAATACCTACATAGCGTTAGAAGCTGGGCGGCGGTATGGGTCGTTTTATAGCACAACGACTTTTACGCCTGCCGCAATTAACACGGCATACGCCATAACATTCAATAATACATATACTCGCGCGGATGGGTCTGATTTGACCTATGGCGTTTATCTTGGTTCGGTTACTTCGCAAGTCTATGTAGACAACACAGCCACATATAATTTTCAGTTTTCCGCGCAAATACATAATACGGCAGGCGGCACTAAGCGCGTTTATATGTGGCCTCGAATAAACGGTATTGATGTAGATGATTCGGCGACAGAAGTGACATTAACCGGCGGATCTAACGACGCGATTGTCGCCGCATGGAATTTCGTGCTAAACCTTCAGACAGGCGATTATTTTGAGCTGGTTTATTCCTCTAGCAGTTTAAATGTCTCAATTCCGTATGTGGCTGCGTCTAGCCCAGTTCCCGCTATCCCTTCGGTCATCCTGACCGTTACAAGTTGTGTAGGTGTCTAAATGACCGTTGTATCGCCCACAGCCAAAGCTCAATTTATAGACGCGGCTGGTGTCCCGCTTGCTGGCGGGTTTCTTTATACTTACGCCGCTGGCACGACCACGCCGCAAGCGACCTATACAGATTCGACCGGCGCGACGGCTAACAGCAATCCGATTGTGTTAGACGCGCGGGGCGAAGCTAATATCTGGCTTGGCTCGGCAACGTATAAATTTAAACTTGCAGATTCTAACAATACAGAGATTTGGACAGTTGATAACGTCGTCGCGCCGTCCACGTCGGTGTCGCCGGTCTTGGCGGGTAACGTCACCATATCGACCGATAACTCCGGCACCGCGCTTACGATTACGCAGACCGGCTCTGGCGCAGCGCTTAAAGTTCAGGATTCTACTGACCCTGACGTAACACCTTTTATTATTACGACTATTGGCGCTGTCGGCATTGGCACGGCGACACCAGCTCAATCAATTGATATAGCGGACGGTGCAATTCAGCTTTCGTCTGTTGCAGGAACTGCGCGGACAATCATATCGGCTGACTCCACGGATTCTATTTTTGCTGCCAGTGACACACGCAATTTTACAATTAAAACAAACTCAGTCACGCGGCTAACGATCAACGCTACGGACGCCACGTCAACAGTGCCAATTGTTCTTCCGGCTATACCGACAACAGCGCTGCAAGCCGCTACTAAATCTTATGTCGATCAAGTAATTCCCCCAGGCAGTCTTATGGCTTATGCGGCCTCGACTGCGCCTACGGGTTGGTTATGGTGCGATGGGACGGCGTATTCCCGCACGACATACGCCGATCTTTATGCAGCTATTGGCACGACATGGGGGACAGGCGATGGCTCAACGACATTTAACGTGCCGGATCTTCGCGGTCAGTTTATGCGTGGGTATGATGATCGCGCGCCCGCTACAAGCAAAGACACGACAACTATAAGCGGTATAACCACTAACACTAGCACGACAGTTAGTGGTATAAATTCAACAACATATCTTTACGCCGGAATGAAAATTAGTGGGACTGGTATTCCTTCAGGTGCGACCATATCGTCCGTATCCACTAACTCAATTGTCATATCGGCAGCGGCTACTGCGTCTTCAACATCTTTAGCGTCCAGTAGCACAACAAACGCAAGCACGACTGTTACGGTTAGTAGCACGTCTAATTTGTTTGCTGGGCAAGCCGTATCGGGGTCTGGCATACCTACCGGCGCTTATATTGTGAGCGTTACTAGTTCTACAACGATTACAATATCATCGGCTGCTACAGCCACGGCAACAGTAACGCTTAGTTTTGGCACGACATTGACGGTAGGCCGCACATTCGCCAGCGCGCAGGCAGATGCGTATCTTAATCATAATCATTCAGATAGTGGACATACGCATACTTATACAACACCTAATGCTAACCAAAACGGCCCTACAGGCGTCGGCACAAGTTATGTCGCCTCAAGCACGGCAGGCACAGCGACAGGAACTGGATACGCCGTCATTCAAAACTCGATAACCGGCAACGTCGAAACTCGGCCTAAGAACTATGCCGTGCTATACATCATCAAGACCTAATGATCGCGCTATAGCCTTAAAGATAGGCTATGCCGCGACTGATTGGGAAGACTATATAAGTTACGAGGACTACGAGGCTATTGCGGCAGATTGGGATTTGAAGTTGATACTAAGAGATAACACGCCGATAGGAGCTATCTATTCCAAAAACGGCGAAACTCATGTATCAATATTACCTGAATGGCGCAGGCGCTGGCTGACTAAAGGATTGTTAAAAGAAATCTTGGCGGATATGCAATTTACAAAAGTCGCTAAAGGCCATGATTTTATGTATAACATATTGGAAAGACTAGGTTTCAAGCCACAGGCAGATGGAACCGTAGCAAGAGAGAACTAATATGGGTTTTCAATCAGCCGCTAATGCTCAAGCGCAAGGCACCCAACAGGGCATGATGTTCCAAGCGGCTGCGGCTCAACAGCAACAGCAAGCTCTTGAACAAGCGCGACAACAAGCAGCGGATGCTCTCAGGCAAGGTCAGACTCAAGGCGCGGGCGCGCTTCAGGCTGGTCAGACTGGCGCGCTGCAAGCGCTTCCGCAATACTATCAAGAAGGCGTAGGCTATCAACAACCGTATATGCAGGCAGGAACGCAGGCAACAAATCAGCTTGCGCAGCTCTTTGGCCCTGGCGGCGCGTACACACAACAGCCTACGCTTGAACAGCTTCAGATGGATCCAAGCTATGCCTTCCGGCTTCAGCAAGGCCAACAAGCGATGATGAACGCTGCAAGAGCTGGCGGTTTAGCTGGTTCGGGCGGCGCGTTGAAAGCCGCTACGCGCTACGGTCAAGAGGCCGGTAGCCAAGAATATAGCAATGCTTACAATCGCTTCATGGCTAATCGCCTCGCCGCGACGCAAGGGCTTCAAAATCTTAGCGGTCAGGGCGCAGGCGCAGCTAATATCGCCTCTGGTTTGGCGGGCACAACTGGCGCTAACGTCGCTAACGTCTATCGTGGCACCGCTGGTGATCTTGCTAACGTATATGGCAATACAGCCGCTAATTTAGCGAGCACTTATACGGGTGCGGGCAATCAGTTAGCTGGCGTCTATGGCGGTTTGGGCCAAGGTCTTGCTCAAGGCGCGGCTAACATCGGTTCGATTTACGCTCAGAGCGCGATGGCCCCGACAAATGCTCTTTCGGCTGCACTTGGATCTGCCGCACAAGCGGGCGCGGCGGCACTTGGCGGCCGCTATGCAAGAACTGGCAGCATTTACTAATTGAGGACTATGATGCCAATTCAGTATCAGCCATTTCCTGAATTTCAGGTGCCTAATTTTAATTTGTTGGGTGCTTACGCCCAAGGTGCGGCGCTACAAAATCAGCAATTACAGCAAGAAAAGCTCGCGCAAGCTACCGATATTGCGGCGGCTAAAGCAGAGCAAGACGCCGAAAACGCTCGACTTAAGAAACAGGCAGACGAATTAGATTTTGCTGTTAAGAACGCAAATATCTTTAAAGACCGCGTTATGCAGATTCCGCCGACTGCACCTGACGCACAAGCGCGTTATGATGCGCTACTAAAAGAATTTCAGCCTAAAGCGCCGTCACTTTTAGGCGGCCTTCCAAGCGTTTTCAATGCTGACACGCAGCGCAGTATTGTTACTTCTCACGATGACTTTATGAAAGTGACCGCGCCTAAAGAGCGCGACACAATGGTGGATGGTAAAGTCGGCAAGGCTACGTTTATCTTCGACCCATACTCTCAAACGGAGCGCATGGTCAGCGGATCATTTCAGCCAGGGGCTAAAGATCTTGTCGAAGTAAAAGACAAAGACGGAAATATTATCGGCGTCCGCGAAAAGGGTAGCACGCAGATTCAAGAGTTGACCCTACCAGGCCAAGCTGCACCTACTGTTGCTGCGCCTGTTGATGGTATGCCAGGGCCGCGTGGCGCGGCAGTCGGTATGGATCTTACCCGCAAGTTTGAAAGGTTTAGAGAGAAGCCATATTTTGACGTTAACGCACAGCGCGTCGGTTACGGCAGCGACACGGTAACAACGCCAGAAGGCAAAGTTGTTCCTGTTACTAAGAGCACGACGACAACTCAGAAAGACGCGGAACGCGATTTAAAACGCCGGATTGAAACTGAGTTTATTCCTAAAGCGGCGGCACAAGTCGGCCAAGAGAATTGGGATCGTCTGCCGGAGAACGTCGCGGGCGCGCTGACATCGGTTACTTATAACTATGGTAGCCTTCCGAACAAAGTCGTTGCCGCTGTTAAGACAGGCAATGTTAACGCAATAGCTAACGCAGTCGAAGCATTAGCCGACGATAACAAAGGAGTTAATCGCGGACGCCGCATGAGCGAAGCCGCGACGATTCGCGGTAGCGAAATGCCTGGAACGGCTGCGGTTCCATCATTTGCCGCCGCTCCGCCCCCTGCGGCTCTTGGTATGTCTCCGCAGATTGTGCCGCCTATCAACATGATGGCGGGCGGCGCTATGCCGATTCAGAACGCGATGGCCGCTCCAGCGGCACCACCAATGACACTTGCGGAGTTCGCAAAACAGCCGTTAAAGAAAAAGAACACAGAGTTCTTTAAAGACCTTCTTACCTCTTATGAAGATCAACAGCGTGCCGGTCTTCTTCCGACTAAAGAGGAAGGCGGCATTTCTCGCGCTAAAAAAATTGCAATGGCGAATATACCGCCAGCCGTTGCGCGCACAATAGATCCAGCGGGTCAAGAACTGCGCGATGTTACGATCAACAAGATAGATCAGTATATCAATATGTTGCGTGACACTGGCACAATGACCGGCGGCGAAGGCAATACAATTGCTGAACTTGAGGCCAAGAAGAAAATTCTTGGCGGAAGTGATCTGACGATTGATGCTCTTCGTAAGATTGTAGTTGACCTTGATAAACGCTTTGGCACTGGCACACTTAAAGCTGAAGGCGCAGCGAAGACTTTCACGGTGAATGTTCCTGGCATGGGCGCAGTTCCATTCCCTAGCCAAGAAGCGGCAGACGCATTTAGAAAAGAGGCGGGCCTCTAAAGATGGTCGATTATGCCGCGCTCATTGCTAAACACGGTGGCACCGCGCCAGAACCAAGCGCGGTAGACTATGCAGCTTTAATAGCCAAACACGGCGGCACCGCACCTGAGAAAAGTTTAACTGCCGAACGCGCAGTTCCTGTCGCTATGGGTGCGGCAGCGCCGACAGTCGTAGGCGCGTTAGGCGGCATGGGCGCAGCGGCATTAGGTGGCGGCGCAGCGATTCCGGCGGCATTAGGCGGCGCGGCGTTGCTTGGCGGCGCTGAACTTGTTGGCAATCTTTATAATGTTGCGCGAAGCGCGACTGGCTACAAGCCTGTCAAGACACCGTTTGAGTATATTCGCGGCGCGCTTCCGCAAGAGTTTCAGCCACAGACGCCGCAAGAGCGCATGTTAGCCGCTGGCGTTGAAGGTGGTCTTGGCGCGGCGACCGGCGCAGGCGCTGCACGATCAGCCATTAACGCGATGTCAACGGCAGGGCGCGCAGCTCCGGCAGCGCTTAACGTATTAGCCGCGCAACCAGTCGCGCAAACGGCAGCGGGCATTGCAGCGCCGGTTGCGGCTGAAGCCGCGCAACAAGCGGGCGCTGATCCTTACACGCAATTTGGCGCGGCTATTCTTGGCGGCGCTGCCGCTGGTAAATCAGTTAGCGCGTTAAATAAAATCGGAAGATCAGCGTCGGCCACTCTTCAAAATATTGGCGTCCCATCTACACAGCAACTTGGTAAGGAAGCTGACGCAGCGTTTAATGCTTCCAAAAATGCCGGATTAAATTACGATAAATCAGCATTAGAAAAATTTACGTCTAATCTTCAGAATACTCTTGAAGATTATGATTCTGATATGGACACGGCGGTAAATGCAGCGTTTAAAAAATTAAATGAAAAAGCTGAAAAAGGCAAAACGTCACTTTCAGATCTTCATAGCGTCCGTAAATTTATCGGCAATCGGCTTCGCATAAACCCAGATCGTAATATTCGTCGCATGGGCGGCGAAATGACTGACGCTTTAGATGATTTTATTACGGATCTAAACAACGTATCTACTGTTAGTAAGACAGCTATGAACGCGCCTGCGGTAACGCAAACTTTTCAAGACGCGATAAGTAAATACCGGCAAATGAGCCAAAGCACGGAAGTCGAACAAGCGATTAAACGCGCGGCTACAAAATCTGATTTTGGTTCAGCCGTTCAGACACAAATGCAGCGCATAGCCGAAAAGCCTGCACGGTTGCGGCGATTCACGCCTGAACAACAACAGGCTATCTCGTCAATCGCGGCGGGCGAATTTGCCCCCGGTGTTGTCAGCGGTCTTAGTAAGTTCGCGCCGTCCTTCAGCGTGCCTGGTCTTCTTAAAGGCGGTATTCAAGGCGGTATCGGTTATGCTGGCGCGACGGCCGGTATGCCTATTATCCCGGCGGCTGTGGGTGGCCTTGCTGCGGGTGGTTTATTAGCGCGGGGCGGTCGCAATATATTGGCTAACATGGCTATGAGAAATCTAGCTGCGTCAACGCGCGGTGGCGCACTTGCTGCACCATTAGCACCTGCTAACTTTGGCTTGCCTGCAATGGCGCAAGGCGTAAACGCGATGGCTCCCCAATGAACAGCGAAATCCAAGTCTTCTTTGATGTCGCCGTAGGCGTTATCGGCGTCCTGGGCGGATGGGTATTGAATACCGTCTGGGGCGCTGTCAAAGATCTGCAAGTTGCCGATAAAGAATTAGCCGAAAAGGTTGGTGAGATCGAGGTGCTTGTTGCTGGTCGTTACATCACACGCGAAGAATTTAATACCGTGCTCAATCAAGTGTTTGCAAAACTTGACACCATTCGAGATCTTGTAAGCCAGAAAGCAGACCGGCGATGAAAGAGAACTATCCACAGGCGCTAAAGCAGGTTCTCAAATATGAGGGCGGCTACGTTGACCACCCAAAAGATCCAGGCGGCCCGACGAATAAGGGCGTTACGCAAGCGGTCTATGACAGTTGGCGTAAATCACAGAATCTCCCAACGCAGAGCGTGCGCGCTATTGCTGATTCGGAAGTTGCGGCGATTTACAAGAACCTCTATTGGGATCGTGTTTCTGGAGATAATTTGCCCGACGGCGTTGATTTTGCTGTGTTCGATTTTGCAGTAAACAGCGGCGTATCAAGAGCCGCCAAATATCTTCAAGCTGTTGTCGGCGTTACGCAGGACGGTCAGATCGGCCCTGCAACCATCCAAGCCACCAAGACCTACGTCGCTATGGCCGTCACGAACAAGCGTCTGGCGTTTATGCAATCCTTGTCGATCTGGTCTACGTTTGGCAAAGGCTGGGCTGCGCGTATTGCAGACGTTAAAGCGCAGATTATAGCGCTTGTTAAATAGAATCATTGTCGCTCTTACGGCGTCATATGTTGCGAAACTAGCATTTATGCTTGGCATTTATTTTAGAGGAGCACTCGAATGATTAAGAATTGGAAAACCACCATCCCGGGCATTCTCACTCTCGTTGGTGTCCTCTTCAACGCTTGGCAGACCAAGACGCTCGACTGGCCTTCTTTGCAAGCTGCGTTGATTGCTATTGGTCTTCTCGGCGCTAAAGATTTTAACGTCACGGGCGCATGACAACTGCTATCTTAATTGGCTTATTTTTAACGGTGCTCTACGGCGGCGTTAAAATATTAATCGCTGACGCTTATGATCGTGGGCGGCGTGAGGAAGTCACACGTCGTATGGATCTTCAAGCCAAACTGAAAGCGCAACAGACTAATGTCGTTATGGCCCCTAAAACCGTGGACGATACTGCTATTGATCTCGACAACGGCACTTTCTAGTTGCCAGTCAACGAGCGGCGGATCGTGTCCGCCACTCGCTCAATACTCAGTCGCTCAACAGCGCGCCGTTGCCAGCGAACTTAGGCGGCTCCGTGGATCCGAAACGGCTCAGTTTATCGTCGATTACGGCAAGCTCCGCGCGGCGTGCAGGCTTTAACTCTTCTTTCTTCGCGGGCGTTAGATTGGCGCGCTTCTTATAACCGATGTTAGCGCCAGTCGCGGCCTTCTGGCTCACGTAATCATTAGCGAACATCGCCGCAAACGCTTCATAATTCATCGCGTCAAGGCGGCTGTCGATGTGCGTCGGATCGCTGAACGCTCTAGCGTTCTTAACGCAGACCATGATGGTCGCTACCTCAAAGGGATGAATATCGCGGCCCAGACGCAGGCTTGCCAGATCAGCAACAAGCTGAAAATTATCCTCAATTCCACCGTAGTTCTCACCGCGCTCGCTTATGATTTCGCTGGCTTGTTGTAGTAGATCGTGCGGATTCATCTATTTCCCCTATCAATTCGGCCCGTTCGCGCATCATACGCAGCGTTGTAAATCGCTGATGTAGTCTGATGAGCACCGTTGACCTGCGAGCGTTTCGGCGCTCGTCCGCCAAAAGGTTCCATACCTCTTGTTCTGTAAAGCCGTTGATAACTTCGTTTAGTTCACGCCAATTCATCTAAGGCTAACTCCGCTATTTTGCGCTTGTTATGCAGCGCCTCTAAAATCCCACTGTCAATAGTATCATTACACATGATGAGGTAACACCAAACATCTTTCGTCTGTCCGCCGCGATGTATGCGCCCGATTGTCTGTTCATAAAGTTCTAGCGACCACGGCAATGACAGCCAGATCATTTTATTGCCGCCGTGTTGCAGGTTCAGCCCATGACCTGCGCTCTTTGGATGCAGGGCTAATAGTTCGAGTTCACCTTTGTTCCACTTGTCAACGACGTTTTTGTCGTCCATTGTAGAGAGTTGTGGATAACGTCGTTTGAGTTCGGCAAGTTCTTCTTGGTAATTGTAGACAATGATTGTGTTGTCGTGTTGGTTTTCGTCAAGAATATCTTCTAGCATGTCGAACTTGTGGTCTGAAATCCGCGTCGGGCCTTCTGGGCCATAAACGAACCCACCCGCGAGCTGTTGCAGTTTCTGAGTCATTACCGCCGCTGTCGGCGCGGAGATCACTTGTTCGCGTAACTCCAAGACAAATTTCTTTTTCATGGCAAGATAAACGTCATAATCGTCCATGCTACAGCGCATCTTCACAATGTTGAGCGGTGGCAACTTGTCTTTGTATTCCCCAGGCTCAAGCACATATGTTGCGGGCTTGATCGCGGCCATCACATATTCAAGCGCGCCTTTGTTTGGCGACCATTGATTGAACTCGCGGTTTATGATGTGAAAGTATTGTTGCAGGAACGCGCCTTTGCTACGGCCTAATAATTTTTGATCTATGATCTTGCATTGGCCGAACACGTCTTCGAGGCCGTTCGACGTGAATGATCCTGTCAAACCCCAACGCACGTTAAACTTATCAATCAAGCCCCATAGGTGTTTAAACCTTTTGCCGCTTGGGTTTTTTAACTTCGTAAGTTCGTCGAATACAACGCCAGCAAAGCCAGTAAAATTACTAAGATCGAGTGAAGTAATATTGTCATAGTTTGTGACCACGATGTCTGCGTCTGAATCAAAGGCGGCTTTGCGTTGCGCTGGCGTTCCGACGGCAACGGCGATTTCAAACTCTGGACACCATTTCTTGCCTTCAACAGGCCAGACATCAGTGCAAACGCGTTTTGGTGCAAGCACTAGCCAACGATCAACAAGACCACGCGCAAGCAGTTCAGTCATTGCCGTCAGTGTGATCGCGGTCTTTCCCGCGCCGACTGGCGCAAGAATCATTGCGCGGTCGCGCGCAAATAAAAAGTCTGCGGCTTCATCTTGATACGGTCGTAATTTCACAAGCCCACCTGTCCACTTGTTCGCGGTTCCAAAGGCACGCATAACGCTGATTCAATTTACGCATGTCGTCGGCAAACAACTTTTGCAACGCGGATAGCTTGCCGCCGTCCTTTTTCAGTTCTACAAACCACGTCTCACCGTTTGGTAAACAGACAATTCTGTCAGAAACGCCACGGTTTGAGAGACTGTTAAATTTGAACGCGACGCCGCCAAGTGATTGAACTGTCTTGACAAAGTAGCGTTCCACATCTTTTTCCAAATCAACCATGAAAAACTTGTTGCATAAAATTCTTTTACAGTCTAGTCTCCGAATCACGAAAGGTAGATTCATATGCACAGTAATATAGTCGGCGGTTCAACTGCGAAGCGCGTCCTTCAGTGTCCTGGCAGCGTGAAGCTATGCCAGAACGCACCTCCTAAACCCTCATCTAAATACGCTGACGATGGAACGAAACTACATGACGCGGTTCACCAAGTTCTTTCCTTCGATGCTAATGCAGATGATCTTCCTCTTAGTGTTGAGGGTCGCGCTAAACTTGATTTTGCCATTGAAGCATTAGGCGAAATTGATCCAGATAACCAACTCGAATTTCAAACGGAATGTCGGGTGCATTTTGGGGATTTTCTTGCAAACGTCTTTGGCTCCTGTGACCTTCTTGGTCGTTTACGGTCTACTACAATTCTGGTTGATTGGAAGTTTGGTGATTGGGTTCAAGTCTTTCCCGAAGAAAATGATCAGCTTCTTTTTTACGCAGCCGCAGCCATGCGAACGCCAGAGACGAAATGGGCGTTTGAAGGAACGGATGAGGTAAAACTTTACATAGTCCAGCCGCCAAGCGTTCGCGTTTGGACGACGACTAAAGAGCGCATCCAACAGTTTGAGCGCGATCTTTACGACGCCGTGCAGCTTGCGTTCATGCCTAACGCGCCGCTTAACGCGGGCGATTGGTGCCGTTGGTGTGCGGCAAAAGCTATGTGTCCATTACTCTCTGGCGAAGTGGAGCGCGCCTTGAAAACACAACTTAACAACATAACGCCTGAAGGCTACAGCAATGCGCTCATTATGGCAGACCGTCTTGAAGATTGGATCAAAGCCGTTCGAGAGATGGCGCAACAGGCGCTTGAAAACAACATCACAATCCCAGGATTTAAACTTGTGCCAAAGCGCGCCATCAGACAATGGGTCGATGAAGAAGGCGCATTGGAAGCTCTTAGAAAAATGGGACTTGATGATTCGGAATTGATAGAGACGGCGTTGATCTCGCCAGCGAAAGCCGAAAAGGCGCTTAAAAAGCATAAGTTGGCGTTACCTAAAGATCATGTCGCGGCTATCTCATCGGGCAACACTATCGCGCCGGAGTCAGATCCGCGCCCGTCAGTGGTGCAAGTCGGTTCGCAGTTGCGGGCCGCGTTCTCTAAACTTGAGGTAAAGTAATGTCAAATATAGTAAAGTTTGGTGGTGCAAATCTTCCTTCACCGCAGTCATTGTCCACTGCATTGCGCGCTATTGAAGCGGATGTCGGGCCTGTTGGTTCCGTAATCCTCAAAATGGATCGCACGGGTCATTGGGTGTATGGCGCGGATCAAACGGAGGTTGAGAAGGATACACTATGGGCGATCAATCCTTATTCGTTCGTTCATGGTTATATCGCTTGGGGAACGGGTGAAGTTCTTGCGGAGAAGATGGTTAACATCGCGGATCCGCTTCCTGAACTTGATCCGCCACCCGCAGGCGCGCAGGCTGGTTGGCAACCACAAGTCGGCGTTTCGCTCAAGTGTTTAACGGGCGAAGATAAAGGCTTGGAAGTTCGCTTTGCTACAACGTCAGTTGGCGGCAAGCGTTCGATGCACGCGCTGGCGATCAAGGTTGCGGATCAAGCTGACAAAGATCCATCTAAACTGGTTGCAGTTGTAAAACTGTTAAGCGATCATTACCCACACAAGACGTATGGCAAGATCTATACGCCTGTGTTTGATGTGGTCGAATGGATTAGCATTGATGGCGAAGGCGCTGAAGACGTAGCTCCACCTACGGAATCGGCAAACACGACCCGCCGCCGTCGAGGCTAATAAGACGGGGCGGTATTCGCGTGACATCGGGCCGCCCCGTTAACTTCCAAACAGAAAGATAAGAAGATGACCGAACGTAAAGTTTGGAACGACGCAACACGTCTAACGCCCAAAGAACAACAGGTTTATGATCTGTTTCGTAAGGGCTTTAAGTGTAAAGATATTGCTGTGATCTTGAGCATTACGCCAAGCGCAGCGCGGACAAGATTAGCTCTAGCAAAGGATAAGGTGCGCTGTGGCGGATAAACTATTCATACCGGCCTATTGGCCGTTCTTTAAGTCAGGCGAACTTCGCCGCTTTGATTACACCGCGCCGGATACGCCGTCGTTTATCTCTGTGTTTAGTTATGACAAGGGCAGCGACAGTATGCTCTACAATAACTATGACAGCGCAGGCACATGGTTGAACAAATGGTATTATCGTTACAACCCTGGCTTTGGCGTTGCGGAATGGCGCGACGACTATCCGAACAATAAGAAGGTAGTGCTCAACCCGCCGATAGGCTGGGGCGAGTTTCAGGAAGTTGGATCTGATTATATTGACTATCCTAAGTTTGATTTCTTTAAATGCTGGCCGCCCGCCGCAAGCAATGGTGTGCAGATCGTGCATTTTGAAGAACACATCTCACAGATCAACGTGCTTGGCGTTTATTATCAAGACGTGATCCAGTTCACTTATCTACAGAATTGGAACGGCAAGCCCGCGACTGGCGCGCGTTACTGGATGGCGCTTGGAGTTGGGCCGATCAAGACGCAGTTCTTAACGCAAGACGCGAAAGACCCAACGAAGATAGAGGAGTCAGTCGTATGGGACGCGAAGATAACAAAAGTAGGCTAAAGCATATCATACGCGATGCAGGGCTAACTAATCAAGAACTTGCGAAGAAGATTGGATGTCAAGCTGTAGAAATTTGGCGGCTTGCAGCATGGCCTGACGCAGGCGGGCGAAAAATGACGCCGGAATGGGCGATTAAGATTGCGCCGCATGTAGGGATTACGCCGCAAGAATTAGTGTTTGGCGTAGATACAACTGATAGTAGTTTGCAGATAAAAATTCTGCGAAGAGAAAATGAGAAATTAAGAAAGATTATAGTAGATCTGATTAACTAATCTAAAGAGAATTGTGATGGATAAAGAAGCACGACTAAAGCAACTGATGGGCGACTTACTGTTCACCATTAAAGAATATTCAGACAAACATGAGAGGCCAGATGAAATACTATTCGTTCTTGATCGCATCGTCGCTGCTTATCGCCACGCCTTTGAAAGCGCAGCAGATCAGCGTGTTCAACGGCCCGAACGGCCCAGTGGCAACGGAGCTAAGTTACCCGACTGAGAACTTTTATTATCTTGGCAATGATGTGATCTCCGCGCCGAAGATCGGAAACTACACAGTCTATAACGGGCCTAATGGCGAGCTGTTAGGAAGCCGCGTTGATGGAGGGTATAACAATGATTGATATAACTAAGATAAACTTCGACTCTTTTGATAAGATAGCTAAAATCTTAAATAGCGAAGTGGATCTTGACCCCGCGCAAGGCTTAGTCAGTAATGTGAATTTGTTAGGTGTTATGTTAGCCGCATATCTAACCGAAATTGATAAGGATACAAGAGACGGTATTATAGAGAATTTAAGATATTTGACTGAAGATCCTAAATTCTTGGCAAAATTAAAGACTACTGTTCAATGATCTGGCTTGACTTTGAAACGCGCAGTCATTGCGATCTAAGAGCGCATGGCGTCTATATCTACGCGCAAGACAAGACAACACAAGTGTTGTGTATGTCCTTTGCACACGACGATGAGAACGTATCGACGACAACAAACATGTCGGAGATGCGGCACATCTTGTCAGAGAAACCGCAACAGATACGCGCGCATAACGCGGCATTTGAGCGGCTGATCATAAAGCATGTGTTAGGCTTAGACATACCATTAGAACAGTTCTACTGCACGGCGGCGCAGGCGCGCGCTAATTGCGCGCCTGGGTCACTGGAAGACGTTGGCAGATTCTACGGCGCGTCGATGAAAAAAGATCACAAAGGCGCTGCGCTTATTCGCAAGCTGTCCATACCACAGAAGGACGGCACGTTTAAAGAGAGCCCATACTTGCTAGACAAGATGATCGCCTATTGTGAGCAAGACGTGCGCGCGATGCGCGTCATTAGTAAGATGATGCGCGAACTGACCGACGAAGAGTTAGCAGATTACTACGTCAACGAGCGCATCAATGATCATGGCGTGTTGGTTGATACTATAACATGCGGCGCGGCGGGCATGTATAGCCGCGAGGAAACGCTGGCGATTCAAAACCGCATAGATGTCTTGACGAAAGGCGAAGTCACCGCAGCGCGCGGAACTAAAATGCGCGATTGGGTTTTGGCTAACGTAACAAACGAAGCCTATGATGTCGTCATGCGCGACGGTAAGGCGACGATTGATAAGCGCACACGCGAAATGTTGATGGAGCTGGGGCCGGATCTTGTCGAGCCTGACGTGTTAGAAGCTATCGAACTGGTTGACGGCGGATGGTCATCATCGGTTGCTAAGTTTAATCGGCTTTACGATTTAGCGGGAGATGATCGCCGCGTCCGTGGCGCGTTTGTGTTTGCTGGCGGTAGCGCCACAGGCCGCGCGTCGTCTTATGGCGCACAGGTTCACAACTTTCCGCGTGAGTGTGTAAAAGATCCTGACGCAGTGGCGCAGGCAATGGCGTTCTCGCGCGATCTAGTGCCTAAGTTTGGACGACGCGTAAATGATGTCTTACGCGGCATGTTGCGCCCGTCTCTTTGCGCGGCGAAAGGCAAAGCATTAATTGCTGCCGATTGGTCGGCTATCGAAGGCCGCGTTAATCCGTGGTTGTCCGATAAAGGCCAAGATAAGCTAAACGTGTTCATTAACGGTCAAGATGTTTACAAGACTAATGCGGCGGCAACGTATAAAGTTTCTTACGACGAGGTATCAAAAGACCAACGCCAGGTTGGTAAAGTGCAAGAGCTGGCGTGTGGGTTCGGTGGTGGCCTTGGCGCGTTTGCCGCGATGGGTAAGATCTACGGATTAAAATTAGCCGCACCTAAAGCAAGACAAATGGTGAACGCATGGCGTGGGGCTAATCAATGGGCGGTTATCTTCTGGCAAGAATTAGAAGTCGCATACATGACTGCGATGAGAAAGAAAGGAGAAGTTTCGACGGCGGGTAAAATAAATTACTTGTTCGACGGCTTACACCTTTGGTATTCTCTGCCTTCTGGGCGTGTGCTTTGTTACCCATTCGCGCGCTTCGAGGAAAACGGCAACTTAACTTATGCAAAGGCATCTTGGAAGCCAGCGGCGGACGCCGAAGAATGGCCCAGAGGTAAGCTATGGCATGGCCTCGCGTGTGAGAATGTTACACAGGCGACCGCCCATGATCTTTTGCGTGACGCTTTGCGCCGTTGTGAGCGTGAGAATCTTAATGTTGTTTTGCATGTGCACGATGAAATTGTGTTGGAGTCATCGTCGCCTGAAGAAGATAAAATAAAATTACATAATATAATGACCACGCCCCCGTCATGGGCCGAAGGTCTGCCGCTTGAAGCGGAAGTTAAAATAATGGGGTCGCGCTATGGAAAATAATTTTCTCAATAAGATTATGAGTCTTGCCGAAGATGAATCGGAAACGATGCTTTTAATTAAGCAAGTCGTGATCCGTGGCGAGGATGGCGAGATAGAATATTTCAACGACGGTGCGCCTAACTCTTCTTATCCTGCATATCTACCGCACCGCGCGAAGATAAAGGATGGCGAGTCGTGGTATATTAATACAGGCGTTTATATCAAAGATCGTTTTATTAAAGGCAAACCATCCGCAAGCAAACGCTGCATTGACTATGTTGCGTTTATGATGTTGGACGACATTGGTTCAACAAAAACTTACAACGGCAAACAATTTGTTGTTAAGACGCCGCCGATAAAGCCGTCGTGGATTATGGAAACGTCGGAAGGATCTTTTCAATATGGCTACATATTTAGCACACAACCAACGAAAGAAGAATTTAACGCTGCGATCAAAGCTATTATCGCAGCGGAATATACCGACCCTGGCGCATCAAACGCGGTGCGTAACTGTCGCCTACCTGGCTCAGTTAATCTTAAGAAGGGGCGCGGTAATTTTAAAGCGCGTCTTGTCGAATCTAATTTAGATCTTGAATACACGCTTGAAGAGATCTGCGTTGCGCTTGATGTAACGCCGGTTGACGTTGCAACGGGTGATCATGTTTCTATTCGCGTAAAAGATACAGGCACAGATGCAGTTTTCCAATGGTTAAACGCGAACGGCCACGCTCACGGCGAGCCTAACCATGATGGGTGGGCTCCCGTTATTTGTCCTAACGCAGAAGAACACAGCGACGGCAGCAACGTCGGCTATTATAACCCGTCAATGCGCGCGTTTACGTGTTTTCACGGTCATTGCCGCGAGAAGATAGACAGCAAGTTCTTTTGTAATTGGATTGCAGAACAAGGTGGCCCAAAGGCAATGCCAGGGCTGCGCGAAGATCTGATAAACGAGAACATGCAACGACTGGCAAAGGCGCTGCCGGAGAACACCGCGTTTAAAGACAGCGCAGACAAACGTATTGCGGATGTTAAACGCTTTCAAGCCGGACGTGTTGAGCAAGAGAGTTGGTTCAAGCGTTTCTTCTATGTGATGGATGATGATTCTTATTTTGATAAAGAGTCTTGCATCGAATATTCGCGCGGCACGTTTAACGCGATCTTTCGCGGCGTTTCGTGTGTGTCTGTTAACGGGCTAAAGCCGCGCCGCATCGAGGCGTCAGTGTATTACGATGAGCACCGCGAGAGTACGTGCGAATATACGCTGAAGGGTATTACTTACGCGGCAGGTGAGTCCGATCTGGTTCACAAGGACGGTCTTGTCTATGGCAATCGCTGGCGCAACGCGCGGCCCGACGTGAAGGGCAAAGAGGGCGACGTAAGCCTTTGGCTGAAACATTGCGAGACGCTGATCCCAGACGAGCGTGAGCGCAATCACGTTTTCGATATGATGGCTTGCAAAATTCAACACCCTAACGTCAAAATCAATCATGCTGTGCTACACGGTGGCAAGGAGGGTCGCGGCAAAGATACGATGTGGGCTCCGTTTATCTGGGCTGTGTGTGGCCCGAATAAAAAGAACTACGGTTTGATCGACAATGACGGGCTGTCGTCGCAGTGGGGCTACGCGCTGGAAAGCGAGATCCTAGTTCTTAACGAGCTGAAGGAACCAGACGCCGCGCAACGTCGCGCGCTGGCGAACAAGCTGAAGCCTATCATCGCCGCGCCGCCGGACGTGATTACGATCAATCGTAAAAATCTGCACCCTTACGACATGCTCAATCGACTTTTCGTCCTAGCGTTCTCTAATGACGAGATCCCGATTTCTCTTCCTACGCAGGATCGTCGTTGGTTTTGTATATGGTCGAACTGCGACCGCCTGACGCCCGCAGCCGCGCAGGAAATGTGGGGCTGGTATAACAACGGCGGCTTTGAGGCGATTGGGTCTTGGCTGCACACGCGTGATGTGTCGAAGTTCAACCCATCCGCCGCGCCTATGGAGACAGACTACAAGCGCACCATGATCGTCGGCGGTCTGTCCACGGCAGAGGCTTTCATCCTGCATCAGATCGAGATGCGCGCCGCGCCGTTCGAGTCGGGCGTTATCGCTGGCCCTTGGTATCGGCACTGTGAGATGCTTATGGGGCCAGGTATCGCACCCTCTGGCCTCAAGATCCCGCAGCCCGCGCTACTGCACGCGCTCGCGGAGGCTGGCTGGGTTGATATGGGGATGTGTGCGGCGGAGGAGCTGCCGACCAAGCGTCACATCTATGTGCGGCCTGACCGCCAACATGAGTCTAAATCAGATCTAAGACGGGCAATCGAACCAGTAAAGGTCGAAGGAAATGTATCGCCTTTTCGTAATACTAAGTAGCGCGCTTCTCTTATCCGGCTGTGAATTAACGAAGATCGTTTATCACACCTGTAAGGAAGGGTTGTGTCGTTGACATTCTGACAGATTGCCGTGATCATGGTCTGACCCTTTGGAGGGTCTGACTATGATTGATTATCTTATTTGCGTCTGTGCATTGCTGATAGAATATGGGCCTTTGTCTCATCGTCCACTTGCGCCAATGCTTCTTCAAGTGCCAAGCGCAGCCGCGCGCTTTCATCGACGGCAGCGCTGATCGTCCATTGTGACCGTTGCCGCGCCTCTTCATATCCTTTAAGATAGGCCGCAGAAACTTCTTGCTGTAGCGCCTTTAAGCGCCGCTCGTATTCGGAATCGGTCATGGCTGATAGTATCTCTGAGTTCTTAAGCGCTAATCCTGACCGCACAGCGTCGATCTGGGATAGGGTCAAGGCGTTCCAGGCTACCTTACCACATGACGCCGCATTATACAGCCAGACAGCGCCTTACCAGCCGCATCCCGTGGCCGCGTCTACAAACGCTATGCGGGACTGGCTGATGCCGCACGTCCTGCCTTACTTGCTGAACTACGGGTTCTATCAGATGCAGGAGCCGCGCAAGACCTTTGGCGAGGACATCCTGCCCGCTAACGAGTTCGCAAAAATAACCCCGCGTCGGTAGACACGGGGCCAAGTCAAGGGGAGGTCAACACGTCCCCAATCAGTAGCAGATTCCTAGACCGTCGTATAGGTAGATAGGGTCAACGAGCACGATCATACTTAGTCCCTTTCAGTTTAGCTTCCCAGCATTTGACGCCATAGATCACCGTAGAATGGTCGCGCTTGAATATACGCGCAAGTTTTAAATAGCTAGAGTGGGTTTCATATCTAGCGCGATACATGGCCTTGTGACGAGCTTGCACGATCTTTGATACGCGTTTGTATCCCACAATGTCTGACGGGAATATCAAGAACTCATCAGCCACTTCGGCTATTATTTCACGCACGAACACGTCGCCTTCCCTTTCATTGCTTGTGTCCCACCACGGCGCTCTCACCGCCGCGCCTCGATCTCGCCCGCGATCATCTCGCGTTTGATGCGGTCGTCCTCATGCTTGAGCATGAGTTCAAGGGACTCTGTTGACAACCGATACAACAGACAGAGGTAGTCATAATCGCTCATTGCAATATCCACAGTAAAAGGATGAAGATAGACGGAATCAACACGCTTACGCTGGCGGCTAGGCCAATGACATAGAGCGCGTGTTTCATTTGCGGTCGGCCTCGATAAGGGCAAGGATGCGGGTCGCGTGGCGCTTGCCGCGCAATATGCGTTCCATCAGTTTGTAGGGTAGTTGGCCGTTATCGAGGTTCACGTTGTTGGCTGTGATTCGCGTGAACTCAAAACCCTTCTCGTCGTCTGGTATCGCGTCGCACGACCCGCCTTCAAATATGTAAGTGATCACTGAACCATCCCTGGTATGAGGTTGGTGAAGATAACGACCGCGATTAACGCGGTCGCTAGGTTGAGTAAAGTGGCGATGGGGTTCATTTGTAGAACCCCAGACCGGCTGCTTGGATCTTGTGCGCGAGCGCAACGATTGCTTCTGCGCCTGGATATGAGAGCACCGCGAATGGATGCTTCTTGTCGTAGTTGACCAGCGCGCAGGCAGCGCGGAAGGTCTTATCGTGGTTGCCGGAAGCGTAGGCGTTCTTGAGGTTTTGGATCTTGCCGTTCATTTGACTCTCCTTTTGATGTTTGTAGTTATACACATGTTTAAAAGTTATGTCAAATACTTTTTTACACTACGGCGGTAAAAAAGAACATGTTTTTTAGCGATGCGCGTTGCCATTGCACGGGTGAGACAAACACCTTCGCGTAACACAATCGTCTCGCGTGGCGTCTCGCGGTTAAAGCCGCTCACATACCAAACATATCCGGCAGGAGTTTTGGTGGTGGCCCAGGCGTAACAGTTATACATGTGCGTGTCCTTTACGTTTGATGATGTGAGTTATACACATGTGCAAATCACTTGTCAAATACTTTTTTACAAAAAAGTTGCGTGTGGCCTAAGCGGCCACACACATGAGAGCTGCACAGTCAGGGCCAATGCCGCGATCTATGGATGACGGCACTGTAAGCGGGCGACCGCAACGACCGCATGAGCCTTCGTGGCGAATCTCTAGCGCATCTGGGATCTTGTTGTCGTAAATGTGCTTGAGCGCGTATGACATCGCGCGGAACGATGGCGCGTCCGCGCCAGCGCAGCTCTTGCGGCTGTAGTGCAGATGGTAAGGCTTATCCGCGAAGATGCACGCGAGATAAGAATAGTTATCTGGCCCCGTCAGCAACTGCACGAAAAACACGTCGCCTTTGTCGCTCTTGCGGATGCGGTAAGTGAAGTGCGTGCCGGTCTTGTTGGATTGCAGCGTGATCGTGGCGTTGCCAGCGAAGATGTATTTGTGGGCGTCTTGGGCGTTCTTAAACATGTGTAAGTCTCCTTTACGTTTGATTGTAGAGTTATACACATGTGCACAATTAGTGTCAATAGTTATTTTACACAAAATAAGATATTTTTTTACGGTGTGAGCGGTGTTGAGTAGTAAAAATGCGGTGTTGGGTAGTGAAAATGCGGTGTTGGGTAGTGGTTTGGCGGTGGTTGGGTTGGGGCAACTGTCTGTTAATGAACCCGTTTGTCGAGTTGGGTATATATATGATTAAAAATCAATTTAAAAATATTGTTATACTATTGTGCAGTGCAGCGCAAAACCTACCAGCAACTTTTTGGGCACTACCCAAACTACCCAACTCGCCAAACTCATTAACTTTTGGTAATGTTTGGTAAGGCGCGACACGGACGTTGAAAGTGATGTGAGGTGCGTTGAAAGCCAAAAACCAGGCTTCGCCCCCTCTCTTACGCAAAAACGCAGCCAGGGATTTCCTCGCTGCGTCAATAAAGACGCAGTAACATAAAGCGCGCGCGCCGTCAAGTTTACGTAAACTAAGTTTACGATCACGACGCGCCCGCGCTGGCAGTCGCTCGCCTGGTAGCTACATGATGAGCGCGCAGTGCGCGCCGCCAAGCGATCTTTAGTTTACATTCAGTAAGTGCGCACCGCTTTGTTTACATAAACATGTTTACAGCAAACAAGCGCGCGCTCGCGCCAACAGAACAAAGCGCGCACATTAACTGCCACACATTTGTTTACATAAACACGTTTACGTAAACAAAGCTGCATGATTGTAAACTGTGCCATAATGATACAGTTTACATTCAACCTCCTGTTTACATAAACATGTTTACGTAAACATTAAGTTTACATTCAGCTCCGTGTTTATGTAAACAAGTTTACAATCAACTGCGCCCTAGCTCGAAAGACGGGGGGACTGGGCCTTGAGCAGTCTGGGAATATCTATACAGGGATTGAGCAAACTTTTTTTATTTTTATTTTTTTTCACCTCATGGTAAAGAACCTTATGACATTCCAGTCTCTGCCATACGAGCCTCGCCGCATAGAGGCCACAGAAAAGAATCTAGAACTGATTTACGACGCCGCGCGCAAAGGCTTGAAGGGTGATGCTCTGGCCTATGCGGCTGGCATGACGCCGCAAGAGTATCGGCGCTTGGTGCAGCTTGATCCGATTGCGGAGTATGCTGAGTATAAGGGCCGCGCTGAAGGTGAGGCAGAGATGGCCGCAGTTCTCCGCACAGCGGCGTTGGCGGGCGATAGCAAAGCCGCGCTTGAGATGCTGAAGCACGCACATGGCTGGGTAGCCAAACAGGCTGTCAGCGTAGAGGTTAACCAGACGATCAGCATCACGGCGGCGCTACAAGAAGCGCAACAGCGCGTGATTGAAGGGCAGATCATAGATGCAAACGACTATATACAGCCCGGAGGAAGAACAGCGCTTGATGGCGACGCTGTGGAATCCGACGCTGAAGAACGATCCACTGGCCTTCGTCAGATTAGCGTTCCCGTGGAAAAAACCGAATACGCCACTTGAGCACTTCGAGGGCCCGCGTAAATGGCAACGGGAAATTCTGACAGAATTACGCGAGCACATCAAGGCTAACAACGGCAAGATAGACTTCGAGACGCTGAGACTGGCAGTCAGTTCAGGGCGCGGAATCGGTAAGTCTGCCTTAGTGTCATGGCTGACAATCTGGATGCTGACCACGCGGATCGGCTCAACGACCATCGTATCCGCTAACTCGGAAGCGCAGCTCCGTAGCGTCACCTGGGCTGAGATCACCAAGTGGTTGAGTATGTCCATACACAGTCACTGGTTCGAGGTCAGCGCAACCAGAGTGCTACCGGCGAAGTGGATTGCGGAGCTGGTCGAACGAGATCTGAAAATGGGAACGCGCTATTGGGGCGTAGAAGGGCGGTTGTGGAGTGCAGAGAATCCTGACGCATATGCTGGCGTGCATAACTTCGCGGGTGTCATGCTGGTATTCGATGAGGCAAGCGGAATTGATGATAGTATCTGGTCAGTTGCAGCGGGCTTTTTTACGGAAAATACCCCTAATCGCTTTTGGTTGTGCTTCAGCAACCCCCGTCGTAACTCTGGTTACTTTTATGAGTGTTTTAACTCCAAGCGAGACTTTTGGCGAAATAAAATTGTCGATGCCCGCTCCGTCGAAGGCACGGATAAGGCCGTCTATCAACAGATCATTGACGAGTATGGCCCCGACTCCAGCGCCGCGCACGTCGAGGTCTACGGTCAGTTCCCCAACGCCAGCGACGACCAGTTCATCGGAAACGCGCTGGTTGACGAGGCAATGGAACGTCCCGCTATATCCGACCAGTCCGCGCCCATCGTGGTCGGAGTGGATCCAGCACGCTTTGGTGCCGACGCTACCGTAATAGCGATACGGCAGGGCAGAGACATACTGAGCATCCGACGCCATCGCGGCGACGACACGATGGAAGTCGTCGGACGAGTGATAGATACAATAGAGGAGTATAAACCCGCGCTGGTCGTCATCGACGAGGGCGGACTCGGCGCAGGCGTCGTGGATCGGCTGAAGGAGCAGCGCTACAAGGTGCGCGGTGTGAACTTCGGCAATAAGTCAACCAAGCCTATGATGTATGGCAACAAGCGCGCGGAGATGTGGGGCGCGATGAAAGACTGGCTGAAGGACGCGAGCATACCGAAGGACAGATATCTGAAGTCAGACCTCATCGGGCCTATGATGAAGCCCGACTCGAAGGGCACGATCTTCCTCGAATCCAAGAAGGATATGAAAAGCAGAGGGCTGGCGTCACCTGACGCAGCGGACGCTATCGCGGTGACGTTCGCATTTCCTGTCGCCAGGCGCGAGCAACGAGTAGACAACCAGCGCCGCGTCAGCTATGGTCAAGGCTCCGCATCGTCTGGATGGATGGCCTCTTAGTGCCGTATAAAAACGCTGATATACGCCGACAAAAGGCTAGGCAATATACGGCGGAATATCGCGCACGTCAAAAGAAACTATTGCCTCAACCAGAGGCAAGATATTGTCCT